ATAGGAGAGCAGCAGCACACAAACCAACTGGTAATCCATATAAACCAAGACAAGGAGAATCTGATTGATAGATCACTCTTAGGATGGAATCCTTTAAATAAATAGTCAAAAAATGATATGGATAATAAAAACTTCCTAAGAGAGATTACAAACGATCAGAAGACACCTAAGAACCGTAAGAACGTTCGTGAAGATGGATTTTATGAAGCAAGTGAGGCAGATTATAAGGACTTCTGGGAGAATGAGGATGTTAGTGAGATGTTAACTGAATAATTGTCAGTTTATCACTATAAATAACTGAGAATTGTTGTATATTATTAAGTGCCTGTTCAAAGGGTTAGTAAAGGTTTTTTAGACGTTAGTGCGTCGTTTCAGGTCAATCCCATCAATAGTGATGTGATTGTAACGAGAAATGAGAATGCTATTGCACGTGCAATTCGTAATCTCGTATTTACTTTACCTGGTGAGAAACCTTTCCGACCCAATATTGGAAGTAATGTCTCAGGATTATTGTTTGAGAATCTAGATCGTATTACCGCTAGTTCTATTCAAACAGAAATTGAGAATACTATTGATAACTTTGAGCCTAGAGTGAGTCTTAATTCTGTTAAAGTTACTCCAAACTTTGACCGTAATGAGTTTAGTTGTGTCATTACCTACGACATTATTGGTATTGATGTATTATCACAACAATTATCATTTGCATTACAGCCCACTAGGTAAATGCCATTAGTTAACTTTAGTAACTTAGATTTTAATGGGATCAAGGAATCCATCAAGGATTATCTTCGTACCAACTCAAATTTTACTGACTACGATTTTGAGGGATCTAATCTAAGTACAATAATCGATGCTTTAGCGTATAATACTTATATAACCTCATATAATGCCAATATGGTAACTAATGAGGTATTCATAGATAGTGCCACGTTAAGGGAGAATGTAGTCTCTCTAGCACGCAATATAGGATATGTTCCGAGATCACGTAAAGCAGCACGTGCTAATATATCTTTTAGTGTAGATGTAAGTAACACCACCGCAGTTACAGTCACTCTTAAGGCTGGAGCAGTACTTACCTCCAGATCTACAGGTGTTAATAAGAATCAAAACTTCATATTCTCTATCCCTAATGATATTACAGTCCCTGTAAACTCGTTTGGACAGGCAAGATTCTCCAATATCGAGGTATATGAAGGAACTTACATCACACAAACTTATACTGTAGATGCAGGAAACCCAAAGCAGAAGTTTATACTACCAAATTCTGGTATTGATACTGATTTATTGTCTGTTATAGTCAGAGATACTAAGGATTCGACGGTTTCAAGAAAATTTGACCTCTTTAATAGTCTTTTTGACGTTACAGCTTCGACTAGATCTTACTTTATTCAAGAAATTGGTCAAGAAAGGTACGAACTTTTGTTCGGAGACGACATTTTTGGCGTAAAATTAGAAAATAACAACTATATTGAGGCCAGTTACATCACTACATCGGGTAGTGTGGCCAATAATATCACTAATTTTACCTTTATTGGTAACATGGCCGGCAATAATGGCAATTCCATTAGTCAAGGTGTGTCGGTTGTGAGTACTGATGTGCAATCAAGAGGCGGAAAACCCATTGAGAGTATTGCATCAGTTAAAAAATACGCTCCACAGATCTACGCATCGCAAAATCGGGCAGTCACAGCGGTCGATTATGAGGGTTTAATTCCTAAAATCTACCCAGAAGCCGAATCTGTATCGGCATTTGGTGGCGAAGACTTAAGTCCTCCTCAGTATGGAAAGGTTTATATTAGTATTAAGCCTTATAATGGCGTATACTTGTCAAGTGCCATCAAACAAAACCTTCAATTCCAGATCAAAAACTACTCAGTTGCCGGTATTAGACCTGAAATCATCGATCTGAAGTATCTTTATGTTGAAGCTGATTGTGATGTTTATTATAATAGTAATTTAGCATCTTCCCCTTCTTCTGTTCAAAATATTGTTACACAGAATGTTGCAAATTATTCAAATTCTTCTGACTTAAATCAATTTGGTGCTAGGTTTAAGTATTCTCAGTTCCAGAAAATTATTGATCAAAGTAGTGATTCGGTGACATCCAATATTACAAATATTGACGTTAGGCGAGATATGGTTGCCAGACTCAACCAGTTTGCAGAGTATGAGCTGTGTTATGGTAACCGTTTTTACATCAAAAACCATGGGCACTCTGCGGTTTTCTCTGGTAATTTGTTGGGTTATAACATTAGAACTAGTGGATTTACTGTAAGTGGTATTAGTGGTACCGTTTATTTGGGTGATAAACCTGATTGTACCCTCAGGAAAGGTACATTGTTCTTCTTTAAACTGAATTCACCCTCCGAACCTATTATTGTAAAACAAAATGTTGGTACCATTGATTATATGAAGGGTGAAATTAAACTGAATCCAATAAATATTATCTCAACCATCGTTAATAGAGACTCACCACTGATAGAAGTATCGGCTCAGCCATACTCAAATGATGTGATTGGTCTCCAAGATCTCTATCTACAATTGGATGTAAATAATACAACAGTTAATGTTATCGCAGACAACATTTCTTCAGGAAATGACATCTCAGGAACTAACTACATAGTCTCTTCAAGTTACGGTTCAAACCGTCTAGTAAGGGGTGTTCCCATTACAACTGTCGATGTTGGAATTTCTAAGTACAGTCAGTAGATATCTACTGACAGATCATCCTACTAATATAAAATGACCGTAGATAGAGTAAAGTTTCAGGAAATTGTTTCTAGTCAACTTCCACAGTACGTTAGAGAGGACTTCCCTCTATTAACGGATTTTCTGGAGCAATATTACGTATCTCAAGAATATGAAAGTGGTCCTATTGATCTTCTCAACAATATTGATCAATATGTTAAGGTAGAGAATTTAGCTAATCTTATAACGGACACAGAATTAACAGAAGATGTAGACTATACTCAAGATGATATTAAAGTTGAATCAACATTAGGTTTCTCTGAGACTAATGGAATCGTAAAAATTGATAATGAGATTATATTTTATGCAACAAAAACGGATACGGTCTTTGAAAACTGTTCCAGAGGATTTAGTGGTATTACAACATATATTACTACTGGTGCTCCAGAGCTATGCACATTTAGTAGTACAAGAGTTGGATCTCATACAGATGGAACAAAGGTACATAATTTAAATGTTCTATTCCTTCAACAGTTCTTTAATAAACTAAAATATCAGGTCACACCAGGATTTAGTAATAGAACCTTTTTCTCTGGAGTAAACAAACAGAACTTTATCTATAACGTAGATAGTTTTTACTCATCAAAGGGTACCGATCAGTCTTATGAAATATTGTTCAGGGCATTGTATGGTGAAGATGTTGAAATTATCAAACCATCTCAATTTCTTCTTACACCATCAAACGCTGATTACAAAGTAAGCAAGGATTTTGTTGTTGAGAAATTGCAGGGTGATCCTCTTGACTTGCAGAACCTTACCATATATCAACGTGAGACCAACGCTAGAGGGTCTGTAACGAACGTTCAGCAGATTCCCTATGATCGGTATCAATTCTATCAGATTAGCATTGACACGGGATATGATAGGGACTCAGATGTAGAGGGTTCAATTTACGGTAAGTTCAAACCCAATCCACTTACAAAAATTTTAGAAAATGTTGCCATCGGTGCAACTATTATCAATGTAGACTCTACCATAGATTTTCCAGAAAACGGTAGAATTGCTGTAGTTAATCAGAACGACGAAGAAGTAAGTATTGCTTATAGTGGTAAGACAGCAAATCAATTCTTCAATGTAGTAGGAATTGATGTACCACTTGAAAATAGAATAGATGCCAAGTTGGACAATTATTCTTATGCATACGTGGGAAGTAATACTGAGAAAGAAATAAAGGTTAGATTTACTAATACTTTGAAGGATTTTATTGGTAATGATCCTACGGCTTACTTTAGACTGAATGACACCATTCAAATAAAGTCATTAGGATATGAAGCTCCCGGTAAGAAGAATAATAATTATATCTTAAATGTAAAGACAAAGTTTAAAATTGCAAAAACGGAAGTAGTTGATCCGAATGCCTTTGTTTATAAATTTAATGTTTATGACGATACATTTTTTAAAGAAGGTTATTTTGTAAGATATGAGAATGAAGATTCGACAGTATCAATCTTGGGTCAGATTACAAGAACCATTGATAATATTACCGTCAATGTAACATTCAATACCCCCATTCCTCTAACAGGTCAATTTTATCTTGAAAATCAGCTTCTAAAAGGTAGTTCAACTAGACAGCCATACATTAATAATTTTGTTGCAAACGTTCAAAACACGTATGCCAAATTTGGTGGTGATACTCTGATTGCATCTAATTCTATCCCAAGATATTACAATCTTGAGACTAATCCTTACGATAGGAAGATTACGTTCTCAGCAAATCTCTCAAGTACACAAAATCTACCACTTCCAACCAATCCCACTACTTTACCTGACCACGGATTCTACACTGGTGATGCTGTATGGTTCCAATCAGAAGGAAATGGTTTCCAAGATATTGCATCTGGTGCATATTTTGTATATCGTGTTGATCAGAGTGATATTAAACTTGCTAGAAGTAAAGCTGATCTTTCGAGAGGCACATATTTTACATTTAATGGTTCGGTAGTCAACGCATCTATTAGTTATCTTGAGTTCTATGGTAAGAATATCAAACCTCAAGGTTTATACAGAAAGATTCTTGAGCCTGTCAGTAGAAAGGGGACAATCTTAACTGAATCCGGTTATACTGGTATTTTCGTCAATGGACTTGAGCTCCTTAATTACAAATCATTTAATAGTGTCTACTACGGCGATATTGTTAACTTTACAGTGACAAATGGTGGATCTGGTTATGATGTTATCAGTCCTCCCATTCTTTATATTAAAGATGAAGTAGGTGTAGGTGCCACTGGTTTCTGTAATGTTGTCGGTCAGTTAGAGAGGCTTGAAGTTATAGACAGTGGTATGGGTTACTATGAGGCTCCTACTATTACAATTACTGGTGGTAATGGTTTTGGTGCTGCAGCAGAACCCAGAATGATCTCCGTAAAACTGGAGAATTCTTTTATTGCTGACTTCCCTAGTGATGTCAGATTAACTACTAATGAGATTGTATTCTCCACGGATCACAGATTCCAGGATGGTGAAAGTGTCATTTATGAGCCAAGAACTACAAAAACTATTACAGGATTGACCAATAACACTGAGTATTTTGTATTTGTTACTGGACAAAATTCCATGACACTCCATGAGTCGAGAGCAGATGGATTTGCTGGGATTAATACAGTCAATATAACCAATTATGGTAATGGTGTACAATATTTTGTTGCAACTGAGCTCAAACAGGTTGTATCAAGTGTTGTCGTCACTAATCCTGGTTTTGGTTATGAAAATAAAGAGAGAAATATTCCTTCTATTGGAGTAAACACTGCTTCTAACTATGTTCAGATTCCTGATCATGGATACAATGGACAAGATGTCGTCAAATACATCAAACCAACAGATTCTAGTGATTCTATTAAAGGTTTAAACGAGAGAGATTCTTACTTTGTCAAATACATCAATAAGGATGAGTTTGGTCTGACAAGGATTGGAACAGGAAGTATCGATAGAAACTTCTATTACTCTAATAATATTTGTATTGATTTTGTAAATGCTGGTAGAGGATCATTTAACTATCCTCCAATTGTTGTTGATGTGCAAGGTGCTGCAGCAACGTTCGATAAGACATTCGTTGAAGATTTTCAAGAACTGTTTATTATTGAGTCTCCTGTTGAAGAAAATATAGCCACTCCTGTGTCTGTTCTGGCATGGACCGGTCCTGATGGTGGAGAAGCAGAGATTACCAGTAATGGTACAATGTCTGATGAGTACTATGTCCTTGTACGTGAGGAAGCGAACTGGCTGATTAGTGATGACCCATTTATTGGTAATATTCTTCTTTATGAGGCAAAACTACAACCAATCTTCAGAGGTTCTATTGAAACCATCAACTTGACAGATGGTGGAGTAGGATATGGTGCATCTACCATTATTGACTTTAGTAGACAGCCCGAGGTTGTATTTGATGCAGGTGAGAAGGCAAGATTGACACCTATTATCAACAACGGCCAAATTACTGAGATTGTTGTTAACTCTCCTGGTAGAGGATACAACTCTCCTCCTAATCTGGAGATTCTAAGTGATACAGGAAACTTTGCTGTATTGGTTCCTATCATCAATGATGTTGGTGGAATCAATGAGGTTATTGTATCTAAAGGTGGTGTAGGATATGAGACAGGTAAGACAACAGTTGCAGTATCTGCTGCGGGTCAGTCAGCAAGAATTCAAGCTAACATTAGAGCTTGGAGTGTCAACTTATTTGAGAAGAACTTCAGTAATTTGGGAGATAGTGATACTGTAGTACAAGAAAATATTAATAACAAATCACTACAGTATTCCGCACTATATGCTCCTAGACCACTAAGAAAAGAACTCTTTACTCTTAATGGATTTAATGAGGATAATGTTAATTTTGGTATTTCTGACCTTATATTAAACAGTGGTGGAGAAGAGGAAGAAAATCAATTCCACTCACCTATCTTGGGGTGGGCTTATGACGGAAATCCAATATATGGACCATATGGATTTGGAAACTTTGATGGTTCTGGTGGTATTCGTAGAATGCAGAGTGGATATAAACTCAAGACTACTGGTATCAATAGACCTTCTTATAATGCATTTGAGAACGGTTTCTTTGTTGATGACTTCATCTTTGCTGCAGATGGAGATTTAGATGTTTCAAATGGAAGATTTTGTGTTACACCAGATTTTCCTAATGGTGTGTATGCATACTTCTGTACAGTATCTGATAACCTTGATTCTCAAGGTCCATTCAATAAGTATAGAAGACCAGTATTCCCATATGTAATTGGAAACCAATATCATTCATTACCAGAGGCTTTCAACTTTAGAGCATCCTCCAATCAGATAGATTACGATATAACATCAGATAGTTGGTTTAGAAATACCAAATTCTACTTTACCAATGGTGGTAATAGTCAATATGATTACATTTACAACTCAGATTTGGTTAGAAATCAATCTGTTGATATTACAGCTACTTCGATTGGTTCTGTTGACAAGGTAGAAATTATTGATGCTGGTACAGATTATGCCATAAATGATAGAGTTGAGTTTAATTCTACTGATACTGGTGGTAGAAATATTACCTATAGAGTTTCAGAACTCAAAGGTAAGGAAGTAAACAATATTAGTCTTGCATCTACTTCTATTCCTAATGTGGAATTTGGTGGCAATTTGAATCTAAACGGGTTTATTGGATTTACATCTGCCCCCCACAACTTCTTACCTGGGGACATCATCAATATTGATGCCCTCTCAGAATTCTATAAAAACTTTACTGGTGCATATTTTATTGGTGTCAGTAGTGAGAGATGGTATCTTTCTGTCGGTGTAGGTACAGACACACAGACTGGTATCCAAACTCACGTCTATCTCACTGGTTCCTTAGAACCCAATTTTATTAGAGTTAACGATATTCTGAGATGTGAGCAAGAACATATGAAGGTTCTCAACATTGATCCTCCTTCAGGTAGAATCAGAGTACTGAGAGGAGTCAACAATACACTTGCAGTAACTCATGTTGCTGGCACACTCTTACGAGATGATCCCAGAAAGATTAATTTCACATCCCTTGGTATCACAACTCAAAGATCTTTGGTAACAAATAGACAGTATTATTTCCAACCCAACGAATCTGTTGGTATTGGAACTTCTACTACAAGTGGTATTACAACACTTACATTCTCTAACCCTGGTATTGGTGTTACACAAGTTAGAATTGATCCACAACAGATCCTGATTCCTGATCACAAATTACCACTTAATACTCCTATGACTTATTATCCCAATGGTGGGACAAGTCTTCAGGTATGGAGTGGTATAGACAACACTCCAGAATTTACACTAACACAATCAAGAAATGTTTTTGCAATTCCATTCTCAAAAGATGTGATTGGTATTGCAACACAGCGAGTTGGTGTTAATTCTGTAGGTCAATACGTTGGTATCAATAGTGAAGCTGGAGCATTACTTTACTTTGTTGATAAAGTAGGACTTGGAAGTTATCACAGTTTCAATACTAATATTAAAGAAGTGTTGAGTGGTAGAGTTTCGGAAAACATTGTTACTGTTGCCACCGGAGTAACACATGGTCTGAAGAGAAGTGATGTTGTCACTGTTGACGTAGATCCAACTACTACAAAAACTATTTCTGTCAAGTATAATGACTATAATAGAAGAATCGTATTTGATCCCGACATTATTCCGCAGACGGGAGTCAATACCATCACAAACACCTTTAATGTTCCTTATAACAAGTATATTACGGGCGATAAGATCATCTATTCTGCCGATGTTGTATCTGAAGGCCTAATTGATGAGATGATGTACTATGTCTATGCTTTTGATAGAAGTACCGTTAAGTTAGTTTTAGATGCAGCAGAACTTCAAAGTGAAAACCCCAAATTTATCAATGTTGGATCTGCCAAGACCGCCACACTTTCTAGAATCAATCCAAGTGTTCATATTCAAAAAAATCAAAAGATAAAGTTTGACTTATCTGATTCATCACTATCATTTACTGAGAAGGGGATTGATTATGCAGCCTTTGATATGAATATTTACAGTGATTTCCAAAAGGTCAATCAGTTCTGGACAACCAAATCCACTAGTAAGTTTGAAGTTACTAAATCTGGTACCGTAGGTGTTACTCCTAACGCCTCTGTTAATATTGATGTTACCGATAGTATTCCCCCAAGTTTGTATTATGGGTTCGTTCCCGATAATTTTGATATTATTCCTCCAGTAAAACTAAGAATTTTTGAGGATACTACAGTATTGGAGCATAACAGTCTGAATGTCTTTAATAATAAGTTTGATGGTAGATTTAGTCTAATTGGAGTTACTCCAGAGACCTTTAACTATAACATTCCATTTGATGATGATGATATTGTCTATTATGACCAGACAACAGCAAATATTTTATATACCACCAGTTCTCAACGGGCTGTTGGTCCTATTAATAAATTAACATCCTCTGATAACGGAACTGGATATAAGTCACTTCCTGGATATGTTAAAGTTAATAGTAAGAAAGGTACAGGTGCTTTACTGAAACCAACCAGTACTTCAATTGGTGGTATTTTACAGACAAGACTTAATAATATTGGTTTTGGATATCCATCCGATAATACATTAAACATTGTGGCCAATCTTCCTCAAATATTAGAGATTGAAGCACTTGGTAGTTTTGAGAGTATTGGCATTTCCTCCGGTGGTGTTAATTATAGTCAGGCACCTGATTTAATAGTCCTTGATGGTGTCACTGATAAACAAATCTTCGATGTAGAACTCTTCTATGAGTTAGGTGATAGTGATGTATTCATTGTTGAGAACACCCACTCTCTCAGCAATATTTCACCTAAAATTATTCCAATTAACAATACTAACGGATTCAGTATCAGTTCCGTTACTTATAATGAAGTTTCTAAGATTGTTCGTCTTGGGTTCTCTAAGCAGTTTAGTGATCCTCCGGAGTGGCCCTTCAAGATTGGAGAGACAGTTCTTGTTGAAAACGTAGCTATTGGTTTTGGTACAGACGGTAGTGGTTATAACTCTGAGGATTACGGTTATCCATTGTTTGAAGTTGTGGCCCTTGATAGTCAATTGGGTGGATCAGGCGCATACATTGAGTATAGTCTTGAGAAGTATATTGCGGCTGGTAAATCTCCAGGCAAAGTCACTTCTCAGGTAGTTGGTTCTGTAACACCTAAAACATACTTCCCAATTTTTGATTCCGAAATTAAGATTAAACCATTCTTTACCGGAGAAAAAGTAGTCAATGTTGACCGTACAGGTTCTGTTGAAAGATTCGACGATGTAGGTGGGTATCTATTCATCACATCAGAAGATGATTTTGAGGTTGGATCAATCCTTAGATCAGAAACATCTGGAACTCAGGGTATTATTAAATCTGCGATTGATTATGATTCTACTATTGCCTTGGGTGTAGGTGCGACATTCGTCTATGGTTGGCAATCCAATTCGGGTATGTTAAATGACAATTTACAAGTAATTCCCAATAACGAATATTACCAAAACTTCTCATATTCACTGAAATCCAGAGTTCCCCTGGATACTTGGAATGATCCAGTAAGTGCTCTTAACCATACTGCAGGATTTGAGAAATTTGCCGATCTTGTGGTTGATAACAATGCTGCACTTATTGTGACACCAATTGAGACAGAAATTTCTACGGTTATTGATATTGTCGGTGAAGAGTCATTATACTGTTATCCTGATTTTGACGGTGCGACAGAAACTACTATTAATATTTCAGGTAATAAGATTATTTCGGATGAAATTATTTTTGAAAATAAAATTCTTCTTGATTACTTTGAATCGAGAGGTAATAGAGTTCTGAGAATTGATGATTTTAGTGGTAATTTTAATAGTAATCCTAGAGATACGGAGTATTCTATCGTTGACTTTTTTGATGACAAGTATGCATGGAACAAAATATTCACATTGGTTACAGATACTGAATTGCGCAACAGAAAGCAATTTAGCATTGTCAGTATGGTTCAGGATGGTACGAATGGCTACATGAGTCAGTATGCTACTATTGATAATGGCATACCATTAGGTTATTTTGGTTATATTGGTGCTGGGACTAGTCAGTGGGGTCTAACATTCTTCCCAACCCTCCCAACATACAATAATTATCAGATCTCATATCAAACCTTCAGTGGATCTACCATTATTGCCGGTATTGGTTCTACCTCAATCGGTAATATTGTCTCTATTGCTGCCACTACTACGGATATTCCTGTTGGAACTGCAACAACTGTGGTTACTTTCCCAACATCTGTTAGATCTGCCAAAGTTCTGGCCCAATTTGAAGATACCAATCAGAGATATTTCTTTAATGAACTGAATCTACTCCAAAATGGAACAAAAGTAGAAAGTCTCCATTATGGTGATATTGATAACAATCAAGGATTGGCTGGTATCTCCGGTTTTGGCACTTATCACACATATATTGATGGTTCTAACGTCATTGTCGAATTTGTTCCAAATGTAGGAACAGCTTTGACTGCTGACTGTAGTATTGTTGAGATTGCAGGTGGAGGAACTGGTGTAGGAACTGAAAGTCTGATTGTTTCCAATCTTTCTTCTTACGACACTACAATTGCTGCATCTGTATCTCCTACAGCCAATTTAGTTGCAAATTACGACAATCCTTTTGCTTGTGAATACTTTATTGTTCAGGTAACAGATACAACCAATAATGAATATGAAATGTTTGAGGTTGCAGTCCTCGATTCGGTTAGTAACGAGAACTTTGTTAAGTATGGTGACATTGTAACCAATGTCGGACTTGGAACAGTCGGTATTACAAAGACTGGTTCTACCACCAACCTTGTTTATACTCCAATTGCAAGTATTGACGTAAATGTAAGGGCATTCGGTATCTCTATGAAGAACTACGATAATGTCGTTGGTCCTTCCTCAATCACAATTGATAATAACGTACTATTCTCCGAATTTGGTAATTATACTGGAACTGCGCTTGATACTAAGAGGAACTTTAACATGTTCCATGATAATTTACCAATATTCCAAAGAGCATTCCTAGGAAATAGTGATACTGAAGTTGATTTAACCGATAACTATTTGAAACTCCCTAACCACTACTTTGTAACTGGCGAAAAATTAAAATATTCCTATGAAAACTCTCAGCTGTCTTCAGCCAATGCTATTGGTATTGGAACAACAGTAATTGCGGGTGTATCCACAGATAAACTACCTTCTACTGTATATGCAGTCAAACTTAATGATGTTAATGTTGGTTTAGCTGCATCTGCAACAGATGCATTAGTTGTTCCCCCAACTCTGATTGATTTAACTAATCTAGGTATTGGTACATTCCATAAAGTTACTTGTACCAGCCAGAATGCAAGAGCTCTTATTGCTATTGATAATATGATCCAGGCGCCTGTTACTGAGACCCAAAACAACACAACTCTACAACAAAATGTCGTATTTGATGTTGATTTCTCTGTTGCTGGTATCAGTTCCTTTAAGGCAAACGATATTATTAAGATTGATGAAGAATTGATGATTATTCAGGATATTGGTGTTGGTTCTACTAACAGTTTGAGAGTCCTTAGGGCTCAAATGGGTACAGGTGTTGCAACTCATGTAAGTGGGTCATCAGTAGAACTTATGGGTGGTAATTACAATATTGTGGACAATACTGTTCATTTTGTTGAGGCACCTTATGGTAAGACTCCTATGAGCACAACGACTGGTGCTCCTGATCAAAGAGACTGGGTTGGTATCACCACATACTCATCTTTCCAAGGTAGAACCTTTATGAGAAGTGGTATTGAGGATAGTGACCAAGATACATATGAGACCAACTACACATTTGATAATATCCAACTTCAGTTCAATGGACAATCAAAGTATTTCACTATTCTTCAAAATGGTGCGAATGTACTCGGTTTCTCCACACAACAGGCTATTGTCCTTAACTCCAATATCCTTCAGGAACCACAAGGTGCTCAATCAACCCTAGGTGACTTTAGATTGGAAGAACGGGCGGGCATTACGAGTATTACCTATCTTGGTGATAGTGTGTCGTCTGAAGACGATCCTAACAAGGCCACTATACCTAGAGGTGGTAACATTATATCTGTTGGTTCTACCCCAGGTTTGGGGTATCAACCCCTAATTGGTGCTGGTGCTTCCGTATTTGTATCTATTGCAGGTACTATTAACTCGGTTGCTATCGGTAACAGCGGATCAGGTTATCGGGTTGGTGTTCAAACCGTAAATGTGGGTTACGCAGTTTCTACAGTTGGTGTTGCCACTGTGGTCAATATTGGAACTGCTACTGTTGAAAATGGGCACGTTGTTGCTATCACCACTTCTTACATTGGTGCCAATCTTAATCCCAATAGTCCTCCAGTTATTGTTATTGATGAACCAATACCTTATGCAGGTATTCCACTGGTATATTCTGATGGAACCTCTGGTGTTGGTACTGGTGCTCGTGCAGATATTGTGGTTGGACAAGGATCTAGTGTTATTTCATTCAATATTGTAAGTACTGGATTTGGATATAGAGAAGGTGAAATCCTTAGAGCATCAATTGGTGGTACTACTGGTATTCAAACTGATCCTGGAATTCCATTCAATGAGTTCCAACTTACAGTTACCGATGTATATCGTGACAACTTTAATGGATTTACTGTTGGTGAACTTGATGTATTTGATCAACTTGACGATCAATTTGATGGAGTACAGAAGAAATTTAATCTGACAATCACCGGGAAACGCTTCGCTATTGAAGTTGCTGATGGATCTCAAATCAATCTTGCACAATGTTTGATTGTTACTATTAACGATATCCTCCAGGTTCCTAATCAGGCATATAAATTCAATGGTGGTGCTGTTATTGAATTTTCAGAACCTCCTAGGAATGGTGATAAGTCTAAGATTATCTTCTATAAGGGAACACCCGACGTTGATGTTGTCTTAGTTGATACATGGGAAACCATTAAGATTGGTGATACATTACAACTCAAGAATGATGGTAAGAAGGGTCAAAGTTTTGGTTTTTATCAGGAACCAAGAATTGTGACTGGTATTACAACTTTAGATACTGTAAGAACCTTCCCATATGATGGTCCTGGTGTTACAACTAATAAATCGCTGGTTAGGCCACTTAGTTGGTGTAAACAGCAAAACGACATTGTAATTAATGGTCAGTTTATTACTAAGGATAGGGTTGAGTATGAACCATTCATCCAACCCGCATCATATCTAATCTCTTATGTCGGTACATCTAGTCAATTTGCTTATACAGATACTGCAAGACCATTCTTCAATTCTACAAATGAGACTAATCTTTTAGATTATCAGGATAAAATTACTATCATTGACCAAAAAACTATTGTTGGTGCTACTGCAACGACCGGGATTGGGTCTTCTAGTGTTACATCTATCACAGCAGACTTGGTTGGATCTGGATATTCTACATTCACACCAACAGTTTCTATCTCTACTCCTGATGATCCTAATGGTATAAGAGCATTAGTTACAGCAAATGTAAGCGGAAGTGGAGTTACATCCTACACAATTACAAATGCAGGTACTGGTTACACTCAAGCACCTCTTGTACAAGTAGAAGTTCCTAATGTAAGACTTGAGAATGTTGGAGTTAATTCTTACTTTGGTGATCAAGGTCAAATTGTTGGTTACGCACAATCTACTGGTGGACTTGGTACATTAGAACTGTACATTCCTGAGGACTCTTACATGAGAGATCCTATGATCGTAGGAACTGCTGTTACTGTTAGTGGATTGAAGAAAGGAGACTGGTTCACAGTCAATCTGTCAAATTCTAAGACAGTCAATAACTTTGACGGTATCTATCAGGTTGCTGAAGCATTTACGGTCATTAAGTATTCGCCTTCAGTTGGTGTTGGAACTACTGCCCTCAGAAGGATTGAAGTTAACAACGTTGCCTTCGGTGCTACTGGATATGGTGGTGTTTATAATAATGAAATTATTTGGGGTGAGTTTAGTTGGGGTAAAATCCAGTTCTTGAATAGAATTGCAAAAGGTGCTTTAGAGTTTACACCAAATTCATACACCGGTATTACAACTTCTCCTTTGATTCAGAGAGAGAAACCATTAAAGAACAACAACTACGTTGTTTGAAATAAATAAAAACATACAAAAGGATTTTGTAGATGGCATACCAAGGTATTAATACGGGGACCGGTCCTAATAGTGGGACCGGTGATACTCTTTTATCAGGTGCTGATAAAATTAACAGTAATTTTACTGAGGTATATGATTTACTCGGTAATGGGTCTACACTAGCTGTAGGAATTGTTACTGGTATTGTTGCAGGTGATAATGTATCTGTTAGTTCAACCTTTGGAACTGTAACGGTTTCTGCAGCATCATCGTCGATAGTTGTTACAGGACCATCTACATTTATTGGTCCGACATCGCAGATTGGGGATTGGTCTTGTACTGGAGATCTCAATTATGACGAAGCAACTGGCGTAAATCTCAAGATTACTGGTGTTGCTACTGTTGCTACATTGGGTGTAACGAGTGTCCTTACTGTTACTGGCCCAACAAATCTCGGTATTACAACATTTATTGATCAAGTAAGTGTTGGTTCATCATTGACGTTTGGTAATGCAAATAAAATTCTGATGGGAAATCAGGATGAATTCCATATATACCATACTGATTCCACTGGTAATGTTTTACAGACCACTATTGGTAACTTTAACATTATTGGTGATAATACCAACATGGTATCTGCAAGTGGAACTGCTGTAGTTTTCGCAACAAACCCTGATAGCAACTTTGGTGTTGAACTTTATTATAATAACCAAAAGAAATTAGAGACAAGGGCTGATGGTGTCACCATTATTGGTAATACCAGATCAACTAACTTTATTGGCGATGGTTCTAATCTAACTGGTATTGCTGTTACTGCAAATATCCAAACAGACTCCCTAGTTGTGTCTGGTGTCTCTACCTTAGGGGTAGTCACTGCATCGTCTCAGTTTAATACTGGTATTGTAACAGCAACTGGTGGATTTATTAGTGGAATTTCTACTCAAGCAGTTCAAATAAGTTTTTCTGGAGATCAACTCTCATTTAGTGTTGCTGGAATTGGTTCAACGACTCTTACATTATCATAATAAATAACAAAAAAGTCTAACAAAAATGCCAGCAATAATTACGGATCAATTGCGCATTGTGAATGCAAGGAATTTTGTAGATTCGGTACAAAATACTAATAATTCATATTATGCGTGGATTGGTCTTCCTAACGCCACTGAATATCAAACTGATTGGAATTCCAGTCCTCCTGCCCCAATGGACAGTTTGGATCAATCCGACTGGTATTGGGACACAATGTTGGCTCTCAAAAAGATCAACCCTGGAGATGTAAGTCAAGTTATAAGAAAGATTCAGTGGCAATCTGGAACCACATATGATATGTGGAGAAACGACATCACAAGAGATAATCCTTCTCAACCAACTGGTGCGTTTGACATCTACGATTCAAATTATTATGTGGTGAATAGTGAGTTTAAAGTTTATATTTGTTTGTTTAACAACGCCAATCCTGAGAATAGTTATAGAGGTGGTCCTTCCTTGGACGAACCAAACTTTACCGATCTAGAACCCAGAGAGGCTGGTAGTAGTGGTGACGGGTATATTTGGAAATATCTATATTCCATTAAACCAAATCAGATCATTAAGTTTGACTCTACAAACTACATGCCAGTTCCAACTGACTGGTATACTAATTCTTCATATGATTCTGTAAGAGGTAATGCAGCTACTAGCGGTGAGATCAAAATTGTAACCATCAGAAATCGTGGCGTTGGTATTGGTACTGCAAACGTTACCTATACTAGAGTACCAATTCTGGGTGATGGACGTGGTGCAGAGGCCACAGTTGTTGTTAATAATGATTCTAAGATTGAGTCTGTAACTGTGTCAAACGGAGGTAATGGATACTCCTTTGGAACTTTAGATTTAGAAACTGGTGGAGTTCCAAACGGAACAATTGATCCAATCTTTGATGTTATCATACCTCCTTCAGGTGGGCATGGTGCTGACATCTATCGTGAGTTAGGAGCATACAATGTTCTTTCTTATGCTAGATTTGAAAACGATACTCAGAATCCAGATTTTATCACGGGCAATCAATTTGCTCAAGTAGGAATCGTTAAAAATCCTACAAATTATAATTCATCTACATTACTCACGATTGACAAAGCCAGTTCGGTTTATGCTCTGAAACTTGTAGGAACTGGTTATAGTGAAGCAACGTTTACTGCTGATGCATTTGTTACTCAAACAGTCGGTCTAGGTTCTACTGCAGTTGGTAGGGTTGTTTCATATGACCAAGCAACAGGTATTTTGAAGTATTGGCAGGACAGATCTACAGCTGGTCTCAATACCAACGGTTCTCAAGATCCCTCTCCTAAGTTTGGTTTTGAGCAGTTACAATTTACTGCTTCTCCTACGGGATCTGGTAGCTTACAAATTAATCCAAATGTTGGTAATATATTGAACATTGATGTTCAATTTACAGGTGTCTCTACTACAATAAATAGTAGGACATATTACCTGGGTCAGGAATTCACATTTGGAGTTTCCAAGCCAGAGTCTCAAAAACGCTCTGGTGACATCATTTATGTTGATAACAGACCCTCTGTTACTAGATCATCTTCACAGAAAGAAGACGTTAAAGTTATCTTGCAATTCTAAGAGATATGCCACAGGAAACTAATCTCAATGTCGCTCCTTATTTTGACGACTTTGATCCTCAATCCAATTATTATAAGGTTCTATTTAAACCTGGCTTCCCTGTTCAGGCAAGAGAGCTAACAGGGCTGCAATCTATTCTGCAGAATCAGGTAGAAGAAATGGGCAACCATTTCTTCAAAGAAGGTGCAAAAATTATTCCTGGGGATTTAACTTACCTACGCAACTTTTATGGAATTCAGATTGAACCTGAATTTTTGGGTATCCCAGTGGGTATCTATCTAGACCAGTTGGTTGGTACAACAATTACTGGCTCTTCGAGTGGCGTTACTGCAAAGGTCGTTACATATATCACAGATCAAGAGTCTGAGAGGGGAGTATATACACTTTACGTAAACTATGAGAACAACTCCATTTCTGATGCAGACCCTGACGTATTCAAAAGTAGTGAAATTCTGACGACTAGTAAAAATATAACATATGCATCTACCTTCATTTCTGCAGGAGAAGGATTTGCAACAACAATCCCACAAAATGCAGCCATTATTGGTTCATCATTTAATATTGGGCAGGGCGTATATTTCTTGAGAGGATATTTTGTCAATGTCGATTCCCAGACTCTGATTCTTGATCAATATAGTAATTCCCCATCTTACCGAGTCGGATTAGATGTTATTGAGGAGATTATCTCTTCTGATCTTGATCCCAAACTAAATGATAACGCTCAAGGTTTTAATAATTTCACCGCACCTGGTGCTGATAGATTAAAAATATCTACAACTCTATCTAAGAAACCATTTGATAGTTTTGATGAACCAAACTTTGTACAACTATCTGAGGTAAATGATGGAATTCTTCGTCATATTAATAAAAATACTGATTATAACTTCCTCGGTAAGGAGTTTGCGAGAAGAACTTTTGATGAGTCCGGTAACTATTACGTCAAGGAATTTGTAACCTCTGTCAAGAATAGTCTTAATGATAATGAGGGCAATAGAGGTATCTACAATAGTAACCAAACTACTCAGTCTGGTAGTACTCCTAGTGAAGATTTAGGAATCTATAGGGTATCTCCTGGTAAAGCATACGTAAAGGGATATGAAGTAGAGACAATTTCTCCTACACTTGTAGACTTTAGAAAGCCAAGAACTACGAAGAATGCTGAGAATCAAGCTGTAAATTTTGGTTTTGGCCCTACTCTTAACCTCACTAGAGTTACAGGTTCTGCTACCATTGGTATCAATACCTCATTGACTCTCAGTCTTAGAGACTCAAGGGTTGGCGTAAATTCTCTTACCGCTCCTGGTGCGGAGATTGGTATTGCACGTGTTTATGATTTTGTACTGGAGAGTGGAGCATATGATTCCGTACTCCCCAATACAAATGTATGGGACCTATCTTTATTTGATACACAACTGTTCGCTACCGTTCAACTTAACGAACCAGTTACTCTGAATGTATCCACTTTTATCAAAGGTGAGTCCAGTGGTGCGAAAGGTTATCTTAAAACAGCTGTAACTAACTCTACAACTCTTACAATTTATAATGTAGAAGGTGAGTTTTTCAAAGGTGAAAGACTTCTTTTCAATAATGTTCTCGACAATGCAAGATTTATTGTAAGTGATAGAAACTTTTCAATGTCTGATGTTAAGTCAGTCTTTGGTATTGTCGGTACTGCAGCAACATTTACCGGCGATACAGTACAATCAATTAATCGTAACTTTGGTTCTGCTAACGTATCTGCAGAGTCTGGTGGTGAATCATTAATTTCTATTCCTGCCAATCTTGGCTTTTCTTTCGTAGGTATTGTCTCTACCGGAAATATCATCCGATATTCTAGACCTGGATTTTACGTTTCAACTTTGAATAAAGTTGTAGGTGTGGCCAAAACAAATATTACGGTAGAAGCTGTTGCATCAATCTATGGTGCATGTGATGGAGCAATCCCCACATCTGTTGAGAATGTTCAGAACTTTGAACTCCTTCAAACAAGAGGAACTGGTGGTACTGGATCAGGTAATCTGGCCAATAATGAATCCATTTTTAGTATCCTCCCCAAATTTAACGTCTCATCAGTAGATCTTATCGATAGTGAACTGATTATTAGAAGACAATATAGCACATCTATTACTGACGGTTCTACTCCGCTCATCAATGCAGAAGACAATGAAGTCTTCTTACCCTTTGATGAGGAGAGGTATACCCTTATTAGGTCAGATGGAGCAACAGAAGTTCTAACAGAAGATAGGTTCCAATTTACTAATGGTTCTACCTCTGTTCAAATAAATGGACTTGGTAGTGATGACACGCAGACTAAACTTATTACTACGATTAGGAAATCTAATATAACATCAAAAACAAAGATCAGAAATATAGCTCAAAGTCTGATCATCAACAAATCAAGTAAAGTTGCATCGGGTATCGGTTCTACTACCTTGAATGATGGTCTTACATCTGGTAACTGGCCATATGGAACAAGAGTTCAGGATCATGAGATTTCATTGAACATTCCTGATGTATACAGGATATATGGTATTTTTGAGTCGGAGAATACTCAAGATCCCACTTCACCGTTTATGACACTATCCCAGATGGATGGTATCACTGCTACTACCAATGACCTTATTATTGGTGAGGTATTGGTCGGAAAAACTAGTGGTGCAAAAGGAATCTATCTTGAGAGACTTGACGATACAGCAATATGCTTCTGTTATCTGAATGATTCAACTTTTGCAAATGCTGAGGTCATCTCCTTTGAGTCTTCCAGTGTAAATGCAGTATCGTCCAATGTAAAAGTTGGCTCCCAGGACATTACGTCAGATTTTAAATTCTTTAATGGTCAAAAAGAGACTTTTTACGATTACTCTAGAATTATAAGAAGGGAAAGAGCTCAAGCCCCATCAAGAAAAGTTCGTATTTACTATGCGGCGTCTTCATATGATCCATCCGACACTGGTGATATCACGACAGTTAATTCGTATGTTGGTTACAATTATGGGAATGAGATTCAGACGGTAAATGGTGTTAGAAATTGTGATATTGTTGATGGAAGATTTAGAGTTGCAAATTATCCAATAGTAGAGGGAGGAAGATCACCTTTTGAATTTGAAGGTAGAAATTTTGTTAATCCTAATCAACACTCTTCACCTCATATTATTGCGTCCGATGAGTCAATGACTTTGGGATATGATTATTATCTCCCTAGAGTTGACAGAATCTTCATCAATACTGATGGTGCTCTTGGAGTTCTGTACGGTGCACCTGACGATACACCAAGACTTCCTGATAGTTTAAACAATGTAATGAACATTGCTAATGTATATCTACCACCATATCTTTTCAATGTTTCTGACGCAAATATTCAGTTCATTGATCATAAGAGATATCAGATGAGTGATATCTCTAAACTTGAACAGAGAATTAAAAATCTTGAGTATTATACATCATTAAGTCAACTTGAAACCAATACCCTAAACACATTTGTTGCAGATGCTAACGGACAGAACAGATTCAAGGCTGGTATTTTTGTAGATAACTTCTCCAGTACTGATTCTCAGGATTTATCTGTAGGTGTTAGAAATAGTGTCGATGTAACTAATGGTGTTCTCAGACCCTCCCACTACACTACAGCACTTAATCTCCAACTAGGAACTACTACAATCACTGGTATTGGTACTACTTCTGATGCAAACCAGGATGCAAACTTTGCAGAGGTTGTTGGTGCAAATATAAAAAGATCTGATAATGTTCTCTCTCTTGACTACACAGATGATCTCTGGTTACAACAACCATTTGCAACTAGAGTTGAAAACGTAACTCCTTACTTAGTTCAGTTCTGGCAAGGTGATATTGATCTTATTCCTGAGGTAGATGTATGGATTGATGTTAATAGGTTAGAGACTAATTCAGTCATGATGGAAGGTTCCTTCCGTGGTGTAGCAGAAGCACTTGGTGCAGAGATTAGTACAGCAGCTGATGGTTCTAGATCTGGCGTATCTCCGATTATCTGGAATTCTTGGCAGACTGTAGGAGTTGATCTCGACATCTCATTGTCGAATGATGTCACACAATCTTCCAGTAGTTCCAGAAGAAGAAGATCTTCTTCATCTACTTCAAGTGTTGGTGGTGGTGGTAGGTTAACGACAACTCTTAACAATACCGATACTACTACAACCGATACCACTACAAATAATATTTCTGCGACCACTTCCATCAATCTTTCACAGACTAGAGATGGAAAACAGTTCTTCGTTAATGAGCAAATTGACACCGAATCTCTCGGTGACCGAGTTGTAAGAAGAGAGATTATCCACTTCATGAGGATGCGCAATATCAGCGTCATCGGCACAAGATTTAGACCTTATACAAGAGTCTACTCATTCTTTGATGATGTAGATGTAAACAACTACGTATCACCCAAATTACTTCAGATTGAAATGCTCAATGGTACATTTAATGTTGGTGAGACTGTAGTTGGTGCAATGAGTGATGGTGGTTCTGCGATCACTAATGGTTCAACAGTTCCAAATATTACATTCCGAGTTGCCTCTAGTAACCACAAGTATGGTCCTTACAATATACCTACCGATACTTATGATAGCAATCCCTATAATAGAGATTTAGAAATTCCTTCCACATACTCAGCATCATCCACTATTCTAAATGTTGATACGTTTAGTCTCCAATCTCAGGATGCTCCTGAGTTTAGTGGTTGGGTATCTGAATCAATGATCTTGACCGGCCAATCTAGTGGAGCTCAAGCAAAAGTTACAACAATAAGAATGGTCAGTGACAGAATTGGTACCGTTATTGGTTCCTACTTCGTTCCAAACCCTGATAATCCTTCCAACCCTACATTTGAAACTGGTAGATCCACATTCAGATTGACAAGTAGTAGTGTTAATAGCTCTATTGAGGGTGTTACAACAACCGC